AAGACTTGAACTCACTAGGTGCAATCACTTCGTTCAAAGAATAAGTAGAGTTATTTATCTCATTTAACTTATCTTCGTCATCAAAAAGTGGAGCAGCTGATTCGAACTCTGACTTGTCATAGTTCCAGTATCCGTCTACTTTTCTTATTTTGATTTTGAAGTTAGCACCTTCTCCTCTTAAATCAAAAGGATTGATTGCATTTTCGTCTTCAAACGCAGGACTGATTGCCTCTTTGAGTTGTTCAAAGATTTTTTTACCAAATCTGTATTTGAAAACTTTCCCTTCGTTGTCGGGATTCTTTGGGTCTGAAACAACATAGACATTAGAAACATAGTGAAGTCTTCTCTTCTGTTTCCTTGCAATCTCTTTGTTTGCTTCAATTCCAGTATTCCACAACTGAGAATTATATTCAGAGACAGGGTCTTGTTTATTAAGAGTCGTTAAAGACTTCTCAATATACCAACCACCTGGCCCTTGGAACCCGTGGTCGAAGTATGATACCCAAGGCATCTCTTCTCCTTCGGGGGTAGGTAAGAAACGAACCACGGCATAACCATTACCAGTTTTATCTAGTTCGGGTTTCCACATAGTGTCGTCTGAGTAGGATTTTTTTTCTCCGCCTGTTGGGGAAGCTGTTTCCATTGCAGCTCTTAATTTATCTAATGATGTTGACATTGTATTCTCCTATTGTATTGCATCGTATAGCATTTTATCATGTATAGAAACCTTAGTTCCTATACTCCTATTATAGTATATTTCTACTAATCCTACTAGAGGGTTTTTAAAATATACTTTGTATTTATGTATTCTTAGACTTTAACTTTTTATACATACTAGTGTATGTCCTTTGAAACGCTTCTATAAGCATAATTCAACCAACACCTTTTTGTACTTCTCGATATCTACAGATACAAAACTTTTGTACTTGTTTATCCTATTCTGTACATCGGGGTAGACCAAATTTTCCGAAATGAGTCGTTCCCAATCCTTAGTAAAACTAATGATTTCATCTAAGATACACATCGTCTCGAGGGATATCTTCTTACCTAAAAACTCTTTGAGTAATATAGGGTGTTGTCCGTTCTTCACTTCTAACACTTGATTGATATTCTTCTTACGTAATAAATCAGATACTTCCGTTTCAAATAGATAAGATAGTTTCTGATTTCTTCTCTTCCATTCCTTATAGACTTTAACACACTCGTTATCAAGTAAGTCTCCAGCCCATGAGTCCTTTAGAGACAAGTTTGCAATATAGAAATCTTGCAATTCTTGTTTGTGGGTTTTGAACAATTTACCAAAGTGGTATTTGTCCTTTCGTTTCAGAAATGAATTGATATCACTCTTTACTTTACCATTGTACTTTACAAAGTCATAGTCCTTAGAATGAAAGTGTAACTTTATTCCAAGATAAAGAGTGTATGCATCATATCCTTCACGACTTGTCATTAAGTGATTATCTTTTTCTCTGCTGGAACTTCGATACCACTTACTGCAGTTCTATGTGCTTCTGACACTTGGTCATTACACTTGGAAATAAAAACGTATGAACCGAATATCATTTCAGTTGGATTTATTTCACCTGTCACTGCAACACCTTTAGAGAAACCCATTCCTCCTTCGGGTGTGTTAACAATCATTTTGGGGTTTGCAAGTGTCACTGGTTTACTAGAAACCAACTCACCAACATACTCACCACTTGTAGCAACGACTGCTACTATATCACCTTTTTTCATAATTACTCCTATGATTTAGAAAAGAAACTGGTTATAGTTCCTTTTGAATTATTACCTCGGTTAATTAAGTTAAGACTAGCTGCTTCTGCCTCTAGTTTCTCTTTTAAAGGTTGAGATAGTAACCTTTTTGCAGACTCGGGTTCAACGTTGTTTAACTCACAAACCTTAACGATTGCAGACATGATATCTGCACCCCTTCCTCTGACTAATAACTTTTCTACTTGTTCTGAAAACTCTTTACGTGTAATCATATTAAAACCTTGTGTTGTATCTGTTTTCGGGGTCAACCTCATCTACCTGTAATGGTAAACCAAAGAAGTGTTCACAATCCCATGAGTCATAGTTGTTTTCCCATAACCAATCGTGTCCTTCTTCTTCGAGTTGTTCTTGCATTTCGTCTTCGTCTACTTCACTCCCTTCTGCAAGGTGGATATAATAATCACGTCCACACTCGTCAAAGGATTCTATGAATTCATTCTCTTCGAATTCACATGGTTCCATATCACCAGTTGCGTCTTCTGACATATAAGCTTCTAAGGTTTCCTTTTCTTCTTCGTTAGTTACCTTAATGATATAAGAACCACTTCTCCAAAGACATTCGATAACTACTTTATCTTCGTTGTCATTGTTCTTAAACACTTCACGTTCTGTATACGATTTTTTGAATTTAGGATATATCGTATATTCCTTTCCGACTTCAATTTCCATTGTTAATCTCCATAATGAAAGTTATCATTCCAGTCTCTAACGATACTATAGTATGCATAGTAAGTTGGACTAGTGTCGTGAACACCGAGACCACCTTTTGCATAATCAGTTGTTAGATATTCGATAAGATGGTCTGCTTTGTCTAACACTTCTTCTGTTATATCTTCCTCACTGTCAATTCCAAGATACTCTAATAGTGTGTCATATGCACTATCGTATGCTTGAGACTCAACCCACTCATCACCTTTAGAGATTATCTTATTCCAATTGAAATCTCCTTCTAAATTAAACTCTTTTACTTCACTCATTGTTATACTCCATAAACATTTCTATATCTTACTCTGAGGTCATTCAATTCGTCTACGTAATCCATTGGATTTGCACAAAATATCTGAAAGGCATTGTGTCCTTCCACTGCTACTAATGCAGTAATCTCTTCGATTGCCTGCCCCGTAAGTTCTTCTACCATAATTGCATATGCAGTCATTTGAATATACCATGGTTTTGCCATGTACTCTTCTTTATACTTTGCACTGGTTTTAAAATCTATAATACTTAACTGGTCGTCAAAGATACCAACACAATCAACACGTCCAGCCATTTGTAATACGTTTGAATATAGAGGTGCCTCAATTGCAATCGGTATAATCTCGTCTAATACTGGTTGCATTGCTTTGAACATTCCTTCTTGTAATACGTTATCAAACTCTATGTACTCTTTATCTTTTCTGAGATAGTCTTCCACTAGATTATGGAAGTTGGTTCCACGTTTAGTTGCTTGTGCAGTAATCTTATTTGCAGTCTCTTCACCTACACGTTTTCTCCACAGTTTGATATGGTCTCGTGATAGTAGACCAGTTACACTAGTGACACTTGGATAGTAAAAACTTTCATCTGTATCCGTGTAATATCTTTTTCCGTCTTTGTTTGTTGTTTTTAAATCTAGACTTTCTAAGTCATAGATATCTAGTAGGGTAGTTTTTAATTGTGTCATATCTTATTTTACTTCTTTCTTGACTGTATGTCAATATGTTTTTGGATTGTATCTCTAGTCTTTACTTCTTTTGCAGACTTTCGGTGATACCTTTCACCTAATGGTGTGTCGATATTGTTCGAAGCAATCTTAGACATTACTTCTTGGAATCCACTATCGGGTTTAACTCTGTCGCCTGTTCCACCCACAAAGTTAGGTGCAGTTATTTGTTGTAATAAGTGTGGGTTGTTTTCTTTGAACTTATCTAAGTCTTTATAAGACATTATGTATTCTTTAATATCACCAGTCTCTTTGTTTAGGAATTCATAGGTAGGCATTATATATCTCTTGATTGAATTACTTTCTCAACCATTTCTTTCACTTGTTGTTCTTTGTACCATAGACCACTGAGAAATGAAGTTGTTCCATTGTCCCATTCGATAACATATCTTCTATAACCAAAAGGTCTCTCGTAAAAGATTCTGATATCACCATAATTTTCAACTAATACTCTCATGACATAAAACTCGGAATAGGTCTTTCAGTCCACCTTGCAAAATCTTTCTTGTAGACTGCATAGTATTTATGGTATGCTTCGACAACACTTTCTGACTTCACGTCTTCAGGCATACACTGAGGTGGTTCTCTGAAACCATTCTTAGGTATGTTAGTTGGAAGTTCTAATAATAATACATGTAGTTTTCTGAATGTTTCGTGAACTCTTTTATAACGAAAGGTGTATTCAAAAGATAGTTGTCTCCATAGTGCAAGTAAGTGTTGATAATGGTCTGCACTTTCTCTGACCCATTGTGTAGTAGGGTGATTGATATGACTTGCTTTGTATAGTGTTTGTTCCATTGTTTCATTAGGGTGTCTCCACCTACGAATCTTACGATTGAGTTTTGTTCTCCCTTCGTATTCTTCGCCGTCCAACATTCTATGTGCAGTACACATTAGTTGTGCATACTCAATAATCATTTTGACTACGTGTTTATCACAATGAAGTGTTGCACATTCTTGTGGGTCTTCGTGTAAGTAAAATAAATTCATAGTTGTTTAATCTCCTTGAGATATCCTTCGACCCTCTCCCATGTGAGGTGTCCAATAACATCTTCAGTTATACTACTAGTATAACACAACTCTTCTCCATTGAGAACCGCTAATTCCCATAAACCATCACGACCACCATAACTGTAATCGTGTTTGATTACACTTGCACCATATCCATTCTCAAATCCATAGACATGACGAACACCATTGTTGAGGTATTCAGTATTCTTCAAGAACTCTCTCATTCTCCTTCTCCTTGTAAATTGTGTCATGACATACTCGACAAAGTTGTCCCGCACCGATAACATAATTTTTCCTTTTTTCTACGTGGGTGTCCTCTGCAACTGAGGTTTCTTTTCCACAATTGATACACTTGTCATTCATTTTATAAACTCCAATTCTTGTTTCCAATTCTTTTTGTTTGATTCATAACATGGACTA